CCGTCACGCTTACGCGATCGCCTACTGCAATGCGCAAGCCGGTAAAATTGGCTGGCCATACAATGACCTTTTGCTGGTCGGATAGCTGCACCATCTTGTTTGCAAGACGCTGGGCCATGTAACTGCTGTTAGTAAACGGCAGATTTACGTTTTTGGTGAGCGTTTCGCCGTTGTCACGGTTTAGCGCAGCGGTAAGCTGCACCGCTGGGAATTCGATGCTTTTGTGGTTTTCACTTGGGCTGATGTAGGTGCCGGTAACCTTGTTGAATCGTGCGCTGCGCTCTACGCTGGTTTTAACGCTTATTGGCCCTGCTAAATCGTCCTCATCAAGTGATTCGGTAGGCGCTGCATAAACGCCAGCGTGGATAATGTATTGACCAGACGTATAGATTAGGTCGCCGTTCATGCTGCTTAACAGCTTGTCGATGTTCGCGCGGTGAGTATCTGTCGCAAACAGCACGCCGTTTGCAGTAAAGCGTTTTTGGGTTGTGCTGCCAGGAATGTTTACGGATACGTCGCAAGCATTGGCTGCTGTTACCACAGCCGCCCAATCAATTTTCGATGCTGAAACACCAAGCCCAAACGTGGTGTCTGTCAGGTAATTAGCGACGCACAATGCGGGGTTGTCCGACCATGCCTGATAACTGCTGTTGCTAGGATTAGCCCCTGCTGATGTGTCTAGGCGCGGGTCATAGATGTCTTTTTTGCCTTTGACCAAGGCCTTTACATCTGTCGGCTTTTTCTTGTCCCAGACTTCTTGCGATTCATCCGTCAGCGTCCACTTGGTAACAATGTTGGCAATGCCTTTGCCTTGGTGCGCTGATGTGTAGTTGGTAAATGCAGCGACTAAATCCGCGTCTGCTGCTTGCGTCGCAGTGCCTAGGTGCTTATTGATCTTGCAAATGGTCGTGCTGGCGCTGTCTGGGCCAAACGTGCCAGTAGTGACGTTGCCCCCGGCAGCGTTGGCGCTGTTAATAGCTGACGCTGCAATGACATCGTTGTCTAAATAGATGTCGGTAATGGATTCGCACTCATGCCCTGCTAGCGCAATCTGATGGTATAGGTCGCGGTTGTCCGTACCGGCAACCGCTACAAATGTAACTGGGCCAGACACCAACGCTTCGCCATAGATCACCTTTTGTGGTTCCACAGTGCTGCGCACAGTTGATTGACGGGTTGCAGACGTGTCTGACATAGGGATAGACATATCGGGCGTTAGCATGCGCAACGCGGCGTATGTGCTGCCTGCTATTACCGCCGCTCCGATTGCCGCACTTGCTCCAGCGCCTACAATGCCAGCGCCAACAGCGACAGTTATAAAGTCGCCAATTGCTAAAAGAACGGGAACAATTTGAGGCATTACAGCGCCCAACCGCAAACTAGGTAGCGTTTATCGACGCGGATTAGCCCGCGCTTGCACACGCTGACAAGTTTGTCGCCAAGAATTATGCCCATTACTTGCCCAATGGTGGGCAGTTCCATGATTACCGGGTCACCGGTCTTTAACCCGCCAGTAGGTTCGCCAAGAATTGACGTAGCAAAGGCGCGCAGATCGCCCTCCGCACTTATGAGTGCGTCGGCTTCTGCTTCATTGGAATAGCTAAACTGACGCGCGTAATCGCGGCCTGTTAGTTGCTTAACAACGAACGCCGTAAATTGGCAACAGTCGGAATCGCCGTAACGAAATTCGCGACGCTCCCATTTGTTGATGGCTTGTGAGGTCGCAAAAATCACCGGCCAATAAACTCAACGTTTTCGGGGTAGTTCGGTAACGGTTTCCCAGCGCCAGAATCGCTGTTGCGATCTCCCCACCTTACCTTTATCCCGTCTATATCTTGCAAAAACTCAAAGAACACATCAGCCGCATGAGTAGCTTGCTGATTTGAATCGGTATAACGCTTGTTACTGGCGCGGTCGAATTTGGCTAGCTCAGATTCCGCAATTAGCTCAATCGCGTCGCCGCCATCTGCGCCTAGCGAAACGTTCAGTTGATCCATAAACCCAGCCCACACCTCAGTGGGATCGGCTAATAGATCATCATTTGCGTCCAATGCGCCAAGGTACAGGGTGACCCCGCGCATGTAGTAATCTTCGGTTAGTGCCGCGTTGCTAACCGTTGAGTCAATGCCTGACAGGCTTAAGGTGATTTTGTAAGGCGATACGCCAGCGCCTTCCTCAATGGCAGAAACGTCGCCAAGATCGCCAGTGCCAAGCCAGCTTTGACTACCCCATGTGTAAGTGCCGATGGAGTTGTGTAGGTAAAGCGTGCCGCTGCTGAATTCCAACTTTGCAAACGTGACGGTCGCAACGTGATTAGCCGCCAATGCAGTTAGGACGTTGCTAGGGAAATTACGACTCACGCCAGCACGTCCTCTACCGCTTCAATGGTGAAGTTGGAAAAGATGCCCACGCTGGTGTTCCAAGCCGCCTGACTTGCCAACATAAAGACCCCGTTTACTGGCGACGTGTAGTCAATCGCTGTGTTATCTGCTGGCTGTTTGCGAATGGGTGGCGCTAGGGACAACGTGACGTTGCCAGAGCCATCGCTGTTACAGTCTGCCGTAACCATGTGGAGTTCGTTGCCAAAACTTACATAGTCACCTTCGCGCAAATAGTTAGTGACGCTGGCTGTAGCGCCATCGCACACCAAACTAGATCCGGACTGACTGCCGCCGTTGACACTCAAAGTACCGCCTCCGGTGCCGCGTTGAGTGAAAGCATGATCGTGCAACGTAAAGCGATGTTCTTGGCCGTTCAGCTTAGTGACAAACGCTTGCATCGTTGCGCGGTCGGCGCCGGTCAGGTTGTTAAACTGCAACGTGGCTTTCCACAATGACCCGCGACGGCTGGCTGTTTGTACTGCGTTGGTGAGCGGTGACCGATAAGTTCGGGTATTGCTGACCAGTTCAAACGTTTGCGCGCTAGGAACAATGCTAGGGAATGAAAACGTGGTCATGCAAACCGCCTTCTGCGCATTAGGTCTTGAATCGTTAACACGGTCTGTTCGCTTGATTGCTTCATAGCTTGGCGAATCTTCATATCTACTGACGCATCTGCCCCGGTCGCGTCTACGTTGTTAATAATCGTGACGCCAGCGCCTTGGTTTTTAGTGTGGTCAATAACTGACTCATTTGGGTGGAGCATCGCCATAAACCCACCCTTACCATCCATGCCACCAGTGCGCGCGCCCCGACCAGTAAAGCCTCCACCCTCAAACGATTGCGCTCTGATCTGAGCAACCTGGGCCATACCGGCTGCGATGGTTGCCCCGGCCATGACGCCGTTCAGTGGTGGTGGGTAGCTGGCCAGTGCAAGGGTTGCGCCCTTGTAGGTGTTCATGATGGCGTCAGCGATGTTGAACGCCTTAGATTGGCTAAACATGGTTTTCATGTTGCCAATAACTTGCGCAGCCTGTTCGCCAGTGGATTTGGCGTTAAATTGGGCTAGCTGTTCTTCGCCTTGTAGCTGCAACGTTTTTGCAAACGTTAATTTTTTAACCGCATCTGTTTGGTTTTGCATTTCAGCGGTTTCTGCCGCTATCGCTTCCGCGCGTCTGCGCGCGCCAGCTTCGATGCCGTTTAACTTGGATAACAAGTCATCAAAAATCGCGCTGGGTGTGTCTAACAAGGCCAATTGACCGCGCAACACTTCGATGTTGCTGCTGATTTCTGCAACGCCGTCTGCTATTGGGTCGGTAATCACATCCTGACCCAATGCTGTGCGAACTGCGTTGATACCCCTGATCGCAGTGGAAATAGCTCCACCGTAATTTAACGCCTGTAACGCTGTTACCTTGAATTGCTCCCAAGCGATTTCGCCTTTTTTGAGAGCAATCGGTACTGACATCAACGCGGTAATGATTGCGCCAACGCCCTCAACCACTGCCCGCGCAGCCTCAAAGCCCATGTTGCCGAAATCTTCAGTGTCTAACGCGGCTTGCCGCATTTGGTTGGCTATTTCTTCAACAAACGGTGAGATTCCCACAGTAAATTGCGCCGCTAGGCCATCAAATATCGCCGCGCTGCGTGTAAGTGCGTCGTTGGCTGCTTCTACTTGCGCAACGTCTGCCCTGCTTAACAGAATGCCCAGCGCATTCGCTTCTTCGGCCATATCTTTTAAAGCGGCAGAACCACCCTTTAGCGTCTGCAACAGGCTGACGCCTTCGCTATCAAACAGTTTCATAGCTAGACGAACGCGGTCGGATTGTGAGCCTACGCCCTGCATCGCGTCAGCGACTTGCTGCATGGCTTCATCAAGCGGCAACCGTGACAGGTCACCGGCAGACAGCCCTAGTTCCTGCAATGCGCCGCGTGCTTCGCCAGTGCCGCGTGCAGCCTCACTGGTGCGCCGTACAAAGCGTTGTAACGCCATATCCATTGTTGAGGTGCTGACCCCGGTGAGGTCTGCTGCGTGGCGCATAGCGCCTAATGCTTCGGTTGTGACGCCGATTTTGTCGGCTGTCTTACCTAACGCATCAATGGCTTTCATCTGTGAGCGGACAATAGTGACACCCGCTGCAACGCCTAACGTGCCAAATGCAACGGTCAGTTTTGCAACGTTAACGCCAACGCGACCCAAGCCTTTGCTCACAGACGAAAAAGCCGCGCCGGTTTTATCCAGTGCGGTTATTGGGATTCGTAATGCGTTAGCTGCCACTGTTCTTTAACCTAAAATGCTCAACCCAAAGTCGAAACTCAAACTCTGACATCGCCAAAACATCGCGAAGCGACATCCCAAGCGCCTCACCCAGCACCAGCGCGAAGCGCAGGTCTGGGTCTTCGGCTACTTTTTTTCGGCTAGGCCATCGTCATCAACGGAAAACAACGCCATGCGTGCAAAGATGTCTTCGACAACTTCAGCCGACACAAACTTCATCAGTTCAAACTTGTTGGCCTTCTTGAATTGCTTATTGCCGTCGGCGTCACGCGCTGAAAAAATCAGCGACATGACCATCATTTCATAGTGCTTTCCGTCGTTATAAAGCGCGACCAGTTCGCCTTTTTCTTCTACCGTCATATATTGGCGGTAGTAGATTCGGGCGGGTGCGCCGTTCACCTGCCACTCTGGCACGTCCAAACTTTTTAATTCCCCATCTATTAATTCACTGTAGTGCTGTTTGGCCGCCGCCAGAATGTCAGACATGCGTTACACCGTTCCGCGCGTTATTGCGCCCGTTCCAGTGAAGCTAAACGACGCCTCAACCATTCCATCGACTGATGAACTGATTGATACGCTGTTAACCAACGCAGTGAACGAATAGCTGTAGTCGCCGCTGGTGTTACCCTCAAACAGATAGACCACCGTTACCGATGCGCCTTCGATCAACGTAACTTGACCGTTGGTGTCGGTTTCATCCCAGAAACAGTCAATGCTGCCAGTAAATGAAACGGTGCCAGCTTTGTTAACCTTCGCTGCGCTGGTAATAGTCGTTGCGTCGATCATTTCTGCGCTTGTTTCCAAGCTCATGCTGCGTAATTCCGCCACAACGTTTCCGCCGATTGTGACGACCCCTTGGGCACTTGTATGCGATGCCATTTTTATATCCTCAAATCGCGCTGGTCGGCGCGGTTGCTGTGGTGCGATAAACGACGTTGAACGTCATTCTGACCAAGCCAATTGGCTGGTCACCTTCGCCTGTATATTCGATTTCGGTGCTGGCTAAAGCCAAATCTTTGCTCAACCCGTTGCACGTCGGATCAGCGGCCAATGCCGCCTCTACCTCCGCGCTGATCGTGTCTAGGGAATCATCAAGATTGCTGGACGCCTTTGCGTAGCCTTCGACCACTACATCTACAACACGGTTTAAGCCGTTGGTGCTGATGAATGTGTCGCGTTCTGATTGCTCACTGGTGGTGTAGACCAACAGCCCCGGCAGTTCTGTCGCTTGTAGGTTATAAACCCGCGACTGAAAAACCCGACTTGCTGTGCTGGTCAAACCAGTGACGTTAGTGGCTATGCGCTCACGGATTTGCTGTCGAACGTGACTCACGTTCTAAGCCTCAACATAGTCACCCCGGTATTGTCATCTTCGCGGCCTATGACCGTGTAGGTAACGCCACCGATGGCGATCGTGCTGCCGTGTACCGCTGCTGCTACGTCACTTGTAGCCACATAACAGACCGGCGAATTGCTTTCGACTTCCACTTCCCCGCCAACGTCCACGCCTAAATATTCCCGGTCTAGAATGACGTTAATGGTTGAACCACCAAACGTCGCCGCCGATGCAAAATCGTCGGCTTGGAATAAATCGGTTAGATCATCAGTGAGGAATGCGCCAGCCATTAGCCGTTCGCCTTTTCCTTTTTGCTGCTACTAGATTTTGCTATGTAGCCACGCAACAACAGCTTTAATGCCACTTCGGGTGCCAGTTGAGCCACGTCGCCAGCTTTGAGCTTCACCCCTGCCGCGATGCAATCTTTTGCAATCTTGACTTCTTCCATCGCTATGACTTCTTCCGGCTGCTGACTTTTTGGTCAGCTTCGCGGTTGTCAGCTTTCTTGGCTTTGGAATCGACCGGGACAGCCTTACCCATGCGGATAAGCGTTAGCGCATCGTCTTCGTTTAGTTCGACGGTTTGCCCTGCCTTGCAATCGAAACCGCCAGCGACGGTTGAGCGTGTGATTTTAACTTTTGCCATTATTTTTGATTCCTCAGAAACACCCCCCGCGATTAACGCGGGGGAGTTTTCGCTAGTTATCACTAAGCGCCTTTGGCGAATGACTGTGCGTGACGAACACCGATGTCGGTGTGCATGTGCAGAGCCATCGTCGTGATGCCGGTGCTTGGTGCGGTCTGCGTCAGAACTTCGATTGCGCCGAATTGAGCAATTATGAGGTCTGAGAAGTTGCCCAAGATCACGTTGTTAGCGGTGACGCTAGACGTGTTCAGCACTGAGTAACCGTTGACAACGCCGCCTTCAGAAATGAATCGGCCAGAACCGCTGTCCTTAGTGGCAGTCTTGAGGTAGCCGTTAAGGGCTGGTGTCGTGACGTAAACCATTCCAGTGGTCGCAGCGTTATCGGCTGTGATTTCTGACTCTATAGCCACAATCTCTGCAAACGTGGGTGCGCCGCTTGAGCTAAATGACACTGAGCCGATCCCGCTAGTGCTTAGGATACCTGTTGGCTGGTTGCTAGAACCAGAACCGGCCAACGCTGCTGCGTCCATGCCAACAGCCAGAGCGTTTGTGATGTCCTGCTGAACAACAGTTTCGACTGCTGGTGAGCTTTGAAGCATCAGGTTGCGGGTCATCTCAACATAACCGACCAAGTTCTTTGGCGTTAGTGAGATTTGACCAAATACTGGCTGTCCTTCGGTTGGTGCTGCACCTTCAGCAACCCAACCGACTGCTGTGCCAGTTGCGATGGTAGGAATAGCAACGTTGCCACTTAAACCAGTCAGGTAAGTTGCACCGGCTTGGCCGACAACCATGTTGGCTCTGAGCG